TGCGAGGATGGAACAACAACATTGTTACCAAAGTTATCACTTGTAAATCCACTTGGATAGTAAACAGCCAAATATGGATCAGAAGTAACAAGTCCGTTGTCGTTATCTTCAACAGCTTTAGCAGTATTTGTTGCCCAATTGTTAATTGATGTAGCGTCACTTGTTAAACGGAATGGTGAATCACCAAGTACAAATGCTGTTAAGCCTCTGTCATAGTTTAATGATTTCATTTCACCAATTAGTTCTGGATAAGCAGGACATGCCATTAAGTTAAACAATCTTGATTCATCATCTCTAATATCTTGATTGCTATTTACTAGTGCCTGTAGTGCTTGTACAACAACCTTACGCTGTGCTTTACGTCCGAATGTACCTGAACCGTCTTGTTGGTTAGAACTTTCAGTGACCCAGCGATCTGCAAAATAACTTGCCATAGATTCGCCAGTACCGCTACCGTAACGTACATTGTTTCCTGCTGTATTAATATAATTTTTAACATATTTTTTAACATTAAACCCTGAACGTCTTAGATTCCATAACAACATACCTTTTGGATACAATGCTGGATCTGGACAGTCTGGATCTACATAATCTGTCGCTAATAAATCAGGTATTAATGCTGCAGTGCTTCCTGCTCCTGTATCAGAATATCTTGCATCTGCAAATAGTATTCCGTTTTCTGATGTTTGATCACCGCTGTCAACTAAGATCCATCTACTAGCAATAGGTAAATCTGTTCTATCTGCGTTGAACTTGTAAATTTTTGGATAATTTTCTAAGTCTGCTGTGCTAATCCAAATATCTCCGTTAACTAGTGCTGTCCCATCCGATTGTGTTAATGGTGTTGTTGCACCTACTATTGGTCCGTTTGCATCTGGAGTTTTAGTTGCATCTGCATTATAAAACGGACTTGCATTTGAGCTTTGTCCTGAAGAACCATCATATAATAGTCCACACCATTCAGTGCCGTTATGTACTAAGATATCAACTTCGTCAACAATGCTATTGTACCAAAGTCTTCCGTTAGCAGTTGATCCTTTTACTTCTGTAGCACTTGATGTAAAGAATCCAGTACCTAAATCGTTTACTGGAGACCAAAGTGTTGCTTGGAATTGTTTTGGGCTAGTTGCACTAGTTGTTCCTGGAACATAAATTAAGTTAGGTGTTCCACTAGTTGGACTTACATATGGTGTAAATCCAGCAGCTAATAGTACGCCGTCTGTGTCAACAAAACGTATTTCTCCGCCTAGTGCATGACTAATTGTAACTCTGTTTTGTGCGTCAACTGCCGCTGTAACATTTTCAATATTAACACTATTAATTGACCCTGCTAGTACAGTTGCGTCTGAAGCTGCACCAGTATAGCTATATGTAACGGGTTTTGCAGTACTAAATGCTGCACTACCATTGTCTGTTGCACTAATTGTAAAACTTTGACTACCTGAAGGTATTGAACCAGCTACAATTTTACCACCTGTTATAGTTGTAGGTGCTATTCCTCTACGCTTTTGTAGTTTAATAGTTGCTAGTGGTTGTACATCTCCTGCTACATTTGTTTCTGCATAAACTGCGCCTGTAAGTAAAGCTGATCCACCTGTTGTAGGATCCAATTCGTACAAGGCTGTTTGGTTATCGCTATACAACGGAGTTGAAATAGTTTCCCAAAGTTTTGTTGCATTATTCCATTTTTTCAATATTAAACTTGCACCTAAGTTAGGTGTTGTAGTCTTTAACCAAACCGAACCAGTTGGGCGTGTATATGTATCTCCAGATTTCCATTCTGGTATGCTAGTGTGCTTACCAATTTGTAATGCTGGTGGATAATACGTTCCTACCGCAATACCTAGCTCGCCTAATCTAGTTGCATCGCCGGCAATAAGTACTGGACCGCCTAATGAACTATCATCTGCACCCGAACTTGTACCATCACTATAAATTTCTAATTTTAGATCTACTGAGGCTGCTGTAACTCCTGGAATACTTAAACCGTTTATTGTTGATGCTACATCAGTCACTGTATCTGAACTGTTTACAGTAACACTTGTACCGTTTATTGTTATAGCCGCTGTACCAGCAAACGATGGATTAGACGCTGTACCAACTATAGTAGGGCGGCTTTTTGTCCACGGATCACTTCCAACAAGTACCCAAGTACCAAATGAGTTTCTATAAAATATTCTAATTAGTGTTGTTGTTGCAACTACAGCATATGATCCAATTGAACCTACAGTAGCAGATGGAATTTCCCCAGCGTATCCATTTGTGACTAGTGATCCTGTATTTGATAAGTCTGTGCTACTTGTAATTACTACTGGCACTTTGTTTGTGAAAACTTGTCCTGAGTTTAAAACACTTGCGCCGTTCCATTCTTGAATTCCCCATAATGTATTTGCAGTATCTAACCAGTATGTGCCATCTGTTGGGTTTGCAGCTGGAGCCGTTGCACTTGCTTCTAATTCAGCTAGATCAACATCTGCTCTTACTACATATGCTCTGTTTGCTACACCTAAATATGAATAAGCTGCTTGTAAACCATATTCATTAAGTTCACCGCCGTGTATCATATTATTATTTGTATCTGATTTGAAAACTGGATCTCCGAATGTATCTGCTAAGTCTCTTTGACTTGTTAGTAGATACGGAACTCCTGCGTTTGCAACAGTTGTTCCTGGTGCTGTACCAGTGCCTGCTGCATTTTTTTTGTCTTGTGCCGTAGCAACGAAGATCATTGGTGTTGTACCTGGTTCAGCGGGGGTATAAAAACTTTCGTCTACTACGCTTACCTGTACTCCTGGGGATACTAGTGCCATGTTATTCTCCTATCGTGGACATTACTTGTTATTATTATTTAGCATATATTTTTAAAACCTAGCTGTTATATGCTATTAAAAAGGGGCCGAAAAGGTGAGGTAAATACAATATGCGTCCATTATGCAAATGTAAACAACGGCCTTGTGCTGTAAATTATAAAAAAGGCACTAAAACTTTTTATAGAAGCCTGTGCGAAAGATGTTTAAGAAATGGAGTTAATTACGGTGTACCTATGTGGAAACAAAGAGGATACGATAAAAAAGATTATTGCGAAAAGTGTGCATTTGAAAGTAATCACTCTGAACAATTTAATGTGTATCACATTGACGGAGATTTGAAAAATTGTAGACCTAACAATTTGAAAACAATATGCGCTAACTGCCAACGTTTGTTACAGAAACAAGGAGTCAAATGGAAGCAAGGTGACCTTTTACCCGACTTCTAAGTTCAAGTAGTGTGTTGCTATTATCTATAACTTTGTTGAAATTTACGTTTGCCCATCTCCATTCTGACTCATGCACATCGGTTGGTTCTTGTCCAAGGTCGGTATACAATCTAAACCAAACAGGGTCAGGTCCTCTTCTAACACGCCACACTTGACCGTTGATACTGTGTATCATATTTGCTTCATTTTCAAATCGTACATCAGGAATAACGAAATTTTTATGTGGATGATCTAATACATGTTTTTTAACTAGACTTACCCATACACCGTCGTAAAACCCTTGCCGCATACAATCTGTGCCAAACTCTTGCAATATTAGTCTTGGAGTTATACTACGTCCTGTTTCTTTGGTCCAAAACGTATCTTCTTTTTCTCGCCAGCTTCTGCTTGAATCAGTTTTGCCTTCTAGCATTTGTCTATCCCATCCAAATACACTAGCAACACCGTCTTTAAGTTTATCTGCGAACGATAATTTCTCAAAGTTTTTTTCTTGTACAAGTATATCTGCAATAGTGTCTTTGCCACTGCCAATTAAACCGCAAATACCAATAATCATTATAATTCCTTAACTGTAATATTAATATTATACAGTAAGAATTTATAAAAGTCAAGTATTTTTTTAGCCGATTGTGAAAGTGTAGCCAGTTCCGCCTGCTACTGCTGTAGAAACTTCGCCTTCAAGTTTTTCCATTTCTTGCTGTGCTTCTGCTTTCAAAGCATCACCATTAAGTTGGCCTCCGCCTTGTGGTCCAGCAATAGTAGCAAATTTACTACGTGCTTCACCTAGCATATATTTGCAAGTTGCAACAGTGTAGTCTTTAATCCATTGTTTTGCTAGGTAATCATCTAGTAGTTGTTCATCTGGACGGTAATTATAACACAGTAACATTAATGTTTCTTCTGTACGAGAACGCTGTAATATAGTTAGTTGTTTTGTAGTTGTATTCCATTTGAATTCTATAAAAGATCCAAACATTCTACCTACTAATTCTTGGTACTGACTAAAGAAATCATAAGTTGCTAATCCGCCCATGTTTGAACTTGCTAACAAATATGTATTTGTATACGCTAAGTTAAATGGTTCAAATAGTGTTCCGCCGTCGCCACCGCCTGATCTAGAGCCAATTGATCTACGGAATATTTGACGTACTTCCACAACTTCATTTGGTAAAGTATATGTATTTTGATCAGTCACTGTGGGCATGAAGAAATAACTCTCTTCTACTGAATTATCTGATCTTTGTCTAAATCTTGTAAGTGCTTTTGTAATAGCTGTTTCATAATGCACAGGATCTAATTCAACATCAACCATGCCTCCGCCTAACATAGCGTATACATAGTCAAATACTTCTTGTTTTTTTGTTTTTAGTGTTGCCATACTTATAGTCTCCGTAGTATTTATCGTATTAGTCTACTATCGATAAATATGTGTATGCCGAGACTTAGTTTATATAAACCAGAAAAGGGTAAAGACTTCGAATTCATAGATAATCGCATCTTTGAAATGTTCACTGTAGGTGGTACAGACGTTTTTATTCACAAATATTTAGGGCCTAAAAATCCAAATGAAGCAGATGCAACCGCAGATAAGCCTCGTTATGATGCTGTTAAAGAAACAAACATACAAGATATGTTGTTTATGGAAAACAGAGATCGTAAATACGATCCTGATATCTACAGTTTAAGAGGAATATACAATGTACAAGACATAGACTTTAACATGAGTCAGTTTGGCTTATTTTTATCTAATGATACATTGTTTATGACTATACATATATCTTCAAGTGTAAAAACACTTGGTAGGAAAATTATGGCAGGTGACGTTATTGAGCTACCTCATTTGAAAGACGAGTATGCTCTTAATGATTACAGTGTTGCATTAAAACGTTTTTACGTTGTTGAAGATGTTAACCGAGCTGCTGAAGGATTTTCACCTACTTGGTATCCGCATTTGTATAGAGTAAAACTTAAACAAATTATGGATAGTCAAGAATACAAAGAAATACTCGATCTTCCTGCAGAAGAAGGTAATCCAGGTGGCAACACATTGCGAGATTTATTGTCTACTTACGAGCAAGAAATGCAAATTAATAATGCTGTAGTTGCACAAGCGGAAGCCGATGCTGCAAAATCAGGTTATGATACTAGTCATTTTTTTAGTCTTGCTACTGACGACAACGGAGAGGTTGACCTAGTCACTGTAGACACTAACGATTTAGATGCAAGCACAGCAAACGAACTTGCTGATAGAGTAATGAAAACTCCGAAAAGAGAAGGTTACCAAGGTTACTTACT